TCACATTGTTCATTATCTAAGTCATGGACTGTTTTAATTTTAAACTTCCATGTCTTTTTTGATTCGTTTAAATATGTTGTAAATGTTTTCATTGCGGTTATTCTCCTATTAATACTATTTATCTTTTTCAGGCAAGTTTTTCATAATTTCGGCTAACATGTCTGTTCTAGAACCAATAATACGGGCATCTATGCCTTCTTCTTCGTCTAGCCCTAATTCACTATTCTTTTGTGCTACATATGCATCAATCTTTTGGCTATCTTTCTCAAGTCTAGCCTGGCGCATTTGTAATTCAATCATTTTCATTTTTTTATCCATTTTAGCCTGTTTAGCTTGTAGAGCTGCTGTTATCATTTTTGCAGCACTATCAAATATGGGAGCTGCATGCCTATCTTCTACATTTTTACCAAGGTCTACTAAATCTTCAAATGTTTCCATTGCTTTTTTTGCATAATCATCCATTTCTCTATCTAGTTGTTCTAATCCCTCAACTGTAGGAAGTGCAATATTAGCACGTTCTACCATACTCATTGTGCCTTCTATGTTAGCTATTTCAGTTCTAACTTCTTCAACTGTAGGAGCTATATTGTTTTCTTCGTGTGGAAGTAGATCATCTAAGTCTGGTAAGTTTAATTCTTCTTCTAATTTTTTAGTCATTGATAACTTCTTTTATAATATCAGCAACAGCTGGTCTTGGATAATGAGTCTCTACATCATTTGGTGCAAACGGAATTGGTTTATCTTTACTTATTCGTGGATCATAATAGTTATGTCTTACACTCGGGTCTTTACCATATCCAATTCCCATCATAAATCTAAAGTCTAGACTCTTTTCATCTGCATCAATATTAAATATGTCTGCTGCTCGATCAAAATCTCCATCAATGTTTTGGCACATGCCTGTTTGTATACCAGCATTTGCTGCGCCTAACATAATAAATGCACTCATTAGACCAATTTCAATATTTTCAGTTCGTTCTTGAGCTGCCGATATGTCCATTGGGTTATCGCCTATAAACACCTTTTCTGTTCGCCTAGTGCCTGTTCCCTTTCCATCAAGTACTCCTTTAGTTGACTCTGGTTCGTATCGAATTTCTAAGTCTGCTACATATCTTGCTGAAAATCCAATTAACCAAGGAGCCAATACTTGTGGGTTTCCTGGGTCAACTTCTTCTGTAAGTCCTTGATTTCGTTTGCAAATAGTCATTATTTCTTTACTGATGTTATAATCATTATTTCTAAATAAATGTACTATATATGGAAACTGTAAGTTTTTAGAAGGAATATGTGTATATGCTTCTTCTATTATTTCCATTATCTGTTCTTTGGTAGGTATTTTATCTTCCCTCCATGCAAACGTAGTGTGTCTGTTTTCTATTACTGTTTTATAATCCATTATTTTTTCCTCTTTTTAGAATTTTGCGGTTTATTAAATATTTGATGTTCAGTAATAACTCTAAACCCCATGCCTTTTGCTTTTGCATATGCATTCGCTGCCTCCCACTTTGCATGATTAACCACTGCCGCTGCTTTTTGTGATGTTGTTCTTGCCTCACCTAAAGTCTGACTAGCAGGTTTAATCTCTACGAACTCTGCGTGGTTTGCTCCTTTTCTATCCTTGTACACAAGTAATAGATCAGGTACGTAGTTACTCTGTTTTCCGGTAAGTGGGTTCTTATAAGGTATTCTGTGTGTTTCACTGCCCCAACCCAATATAGCTGGATGATTATCACACATACGAAATACGGCTAGTTCCCATCCACTTCTATAATGTGGTGTTCTCTTACCTAAGTATTTAGCAGGATTTGAAGGGGTGTATTTTCCGTTTTGAAATTTAGGCATAGATCATCTCTAAGTGCCATAATGAACGTTTATCATATGATGCCATCCAAATCAGGATGTAAGTCTGCATCGTTAGGCACTACGTTAACAGATGCCTGTCCTTCATATACGATTCCATCTTTTGTAACTAATATATTTTTACCAGGGATGAATTTAGTATCTTTGCTTACAATGTTACCTTCAGCAATAATAGCATTAGCTTTCTCTAATCTTTCTACAGCATTAGATGCCCATATTCCTTGAGCATTAACTGTTTGTAATGTTTTTGTCATTTCATCGACAGACTCTTTAGTCACTAACGTTGATTTATTTGATTTTGTCATTTCATCGATAGTTTCAAATTGACCCGATGCATCGTCGAACTTTTGTACAAGTTCTCCTGCTTCATTGAACTCAACTGCAAACTCGTTTCTAAACGCATCACCACTAGTTGAATTAGCACTTTTTATGCTGTATCCTTCATACGCAAATGATACTCTAAACACGGAAGGGCTACTATCTGAATAGTCTAGTGTGTCGGCGTCTGCGTTGGTAATAAATGGGTTGTAGATTTCTATTACGTTTTTAAGTGTAGGGTTATCAGCTGTCCCTGCATCAATTCTTGTAATAGTCATCATTGTTATATAATGTTTATCATTTCTAAGCTCGAATCCTTTTGGATCATTTATAAATCCTTGATAACCATCTTCATTCATTGGTCCGGCAAAGTAATGCGCCGCATAATCCTTTAGAAAGTCTTCAAACACAGCATCCTTAGTATCATATGCTGTTAAGGTTATAGGAGTATAATCTATTCCCGTTTGAATTATGCTTTTGGCATTATATTTGTTTAATGTTTGTGTTCTGTACACAAAGGACGGCATCATTACATTAGCAATCCTTTTTAGTACAAGACTTTTGCCGTTGTCGTAAGTAAGATCAACAGTAAACGTATACTTATTTCTAGGTATTGCGTTTAATGTTTCAGGACTCGAAAGTCCTTGACTATACAGTGTATGTGCTGCTGAACCTAACGACATTACTTAATTCCTTTAGTTAAAACTTAAATTGTTCCAGTTTCTGAGTTTGTGCCCAATGTTGCTGATGCGTTACTTAATGCGTCGTCTGAACCTTCGCCACCCATAAGATGAGCTGCTTGGTCATAACGTACTGTCATTGTAACTTGTACCATGCTACTGTCTGCATAATTTAAATCACCGTACTGTACTTGAGTAATAAAACAACCTGATAAGTCCCATGTATCAAAAACTACAGGCGATGTGTTATTACCGTCTAGTGTTTCAATTTGCATACCAAACTTATATGCTGATCCTGAGATAGCACTTGCTTGATCTGCATGATCGACTTGCTTGTTCAATTGATTACCAATTGCTTTAATTACCTTTGATGACATATCATCACGGAATACAATTGTAATTGGTTCCCATGTATGCTTGCCTGCTAGGTACATTTTCGAGTTGTATGAATCAACAACAACTTCTTCATGTGTTAAGTTTGGACGTGATGTGCTTATCACGTTCTGTGTTACGTCTTTAGTTTCATCTGCAAAGCTCGTAAATGTTACTCTGAATCTATATTGTAGTTTCGGCATTAGAGTTGTTGCACTGTTATCAACCGGTACTCCAAAATTTGTAATTACAGCCATTTATTTTCTCCTTTAATACTATACTGTAGTATCTATGTTATATTGTATTTATCAAATACTTGGTAAAAATGACAAGTCACTTTTTGAAGCCCTGTATTTCTCAGTTTCTCTAACTGTATATGTATTTATGATAGGTTGTCAATAAAAAAGGCTATTATATTTCTATAATAGCCTTTTATTGTATATTAAACGTTATTTACTTAAATATCGCCAGTGTTTACAATTCTAATTGGAATGTAAATAAATTCAGCTGACTTAGTTGGCTCAATTGCCACGTCAACATAAAATTCATTTGCATCAATTCTAGCTGATGTATTGTTTGTTGTATCACAAACAACTGCATAGTCGTAAACTCCACGCTGTTGCATTACGTTAGCTAAGAAGCCATCAAATACTGCTTTAGCGTTCTTACGTGAACTTTCATCATTTGGTTCAAACAAGAAAGGTCTAGATATAACTGCAAAACGTTCTCTTAGATAAGCTGTAAGTCTTGCAACGTTAACTCTGTCTAATGCTGAAGCACTTGCATGTAGTGACTTTTGACCAAATACTACAACACCCTCTGCCGGGAACCTTGCGATTGGATTTAGTTTATTAGTATACATTACATCTCTTGAACCTTGTGTTAATGCTAGTTTAACAAATTCATTTTCTGAATTCAAGTAACCAACATTAGATGCGTTTTGTACAACGCCACGTGTTAAGCCTGCTGGTGCAAACCATTGGTATGATGCATTATCACTGTACGCATATGTGTAAAGTGCAATGTGTGAAGCTGGAGCAACAACACTATCACCAGTTGATGGGTTAGTTGTTAATGCGTGTGGATAATAACAAGCACTATAAGTGTTTTTAGATGTTAATCCTTTTTCACCATTTTCTGATGCGCCTGTACCTTGTATCCAAGCTACTGCTTCTGTGTTATTTAAACGGAATGGAGCATCAACAATAATAAATGCTGTTTCATCTCTATCAGCGTTTAATGTAATCATTTCGTCATACAGTTCTGGATATCCAGGAGCTGATATTAAACGGAACGCTACTGTTTCTTCACGTAATTCCGCTTTTGCTGCTGAAGCTTGCATGGCTACTGTTACAACTTTACGTTGTCCTAGTCTACCAAATGAACCTGAACCGTCTGCTTGGTTAGCTGCGTTGTTACGCCATTTCCAAGCTGTAGTTAATGCCGCATTGTATTTTCTTACTGTGTTGCCTGAACGACACATGTTTATTGCTGTTGTTCCAACTGGAAATACCAATGGATTTGCTCCACCTGTTAAAACATTTGCTGCGATAACAAATCCTGCTGCCGCTGTGTCTAAATCAGTAATGTCGCCAAATACAACACCTGCCGCTGTGCTTTGGTCTGCATTATCTTTAGCAACCCATGCTGTGCCGTTATGTCTGTAAATTGCTGGAGTGTTTGCTGCATCTGTATCGATGTAGTAATCACCTGCCGCTAGTGCGTTGCCGCCTGTATCTGTTGTTGGTGCTGTTGTACTATACTGTACATCAGAAACACGTTGCCATTTCTGAGCTCCGCCATCTGATACTACTTCATAAACTGCATAATCATTTACAACAGTATTATGCCATAGTGTGCCAGTTGCTGGAACGCCTGATGGTTGTGTTGTTGATATTGATACTGGGTATGAACCTGTAGAACCAATACTATTCCATGAAGTACCGTCATAACGCTTAACTTCAACTGCTGATGTTGTATCCGTCCAATCAAACCAAATTTCGCCTGCTACAGGAGTACGTACTGTTGCTGTTGTACCATCTGCAAAAGTGTCTGCTGCTGTACCGGCTGGTGCTGCGTCTTGCGAGTATGTTGCTGCTTTAGCTGTAAACACTGCAGAAGCAGTTGTATACAAACTTACTTTAGCATTTAAGCCTGCGCCTGCTGAAGTTGTTTTAATCCAAACTTTGCCATTTGCTGCGTCACCGCCTGATGGTGCTGAGTAGTGTGGAGCAAATTTCGTGTGGGCGTCTGGTACTAATTCCCAGATTGTATTATTACTCTTATAATATGAAATAGTTGTGTTTGATGTACCGTTAGTAAGTAATACTAAGTATTCGTTATTTTTGCCTACTGCTGTAGCATTAGCTGGTGCGCCACTATTAAC